CTCAAATGGTCTTCATCTCCCCCGACTTTCATTCCAAGTGATCTATAGAACTTGAAACCGCATTGATAAACTCTCTTCTTCTTGCCTTGAGCCGTTCCCGTTGCCGAGCCTGCTTCAATTGGCATATTCTTCCATCTACCAGTATAACCTAGACCGCCTGCGATAACGAAACCGTCGTCACCATCGGCTAAAGTAATCGAACCCGATACGACCTTCTCATCTGCCACGGTTCCACCATCGACCAAGAGCTTGATTGTCTTGTCTTCAAGATGGTTGAATCCTGTAACTGTGTTGATACTGATGCCCCATGTATTCGCAACGTATGTCAATGAGGTGAAATCTTTAACGACATCACCTAGAACTTCTGTGACTGAATTGAGCTGAGTGATGAGTAATTCGCCTAAAATCTCTCCGGTTACTATATCGATTGCTCTGATACGCTGTCCTACGTCACCCGCTACGAATATAGACGAGCCTGCAGTCACGGTAATACCAACGCCTGTCTTGGCTGAAAGTGTCAAGGTGCCGCCTGTATTGACTTCAAATGCGCTGTATCTAACTCCGTCATCCACGTAGAAACAAAGGTCTTGTCTGTCTGGAATCTCAGGGCTTTCAAAGAATTCAATATGACGCTCGACACTGCCGTTGTTTGTTCGCTTGACAGAACACCAAACCATGTCATGATCTTTCGTCGGATGAGGGATCACTGCGACGCTCTCATACTCTCCATCGGTTTGAAACTCCGTCCATCCGAGCACCTCTTGGTCTGCTTCTCGCCCCATGATTGCTATCTTGCCATTCTTCAAGAGGTTGTAATTGTGAGAATATGGGTTTCTCTGATATGCCATTTGAACAATCCCACTTTTTGTGATGTGTTCAGCAAAGACTGTGGTATCTCTTGACTTATACGAATCTTCTTGAAACAGATAATTGATCTCTCTGACTTTTCTACCCTTCAATTGGACAGCATAAGCGTAGTTTCCTATGAACTCAGGGACAATTGCTTCGGTTCCCCAGTTGGTTTGACGTGAAATATTCACGGTTTCGGGAGTGACGACGCCTGACGTGTCACCTGATACGATGAAATCACCAAAGGTACTGCCGAGTATCAGCCTGTTTCCGCCTTTAATCCACTGGATTTCGCCTGCATCTGGGACGAGTTCACTGATTCCCTCATCATCAAGTCCGGTACCAGGGTCAAAGTTATCATAAATAAAAGGTTTAGATCCCCATGCCCCGTTTGGTTGCGTGTCCGTTCGTGCTACCCAAAGACGGCCTTTGTCATAATCACCTCTTGCAGGCCACCCTCTGAAATCTGACCATGCCGCCTCTGCCCAATCTTCGGTTGCTGTTGTGGTGCTCAAGGTTTTTATGACCTTCATGGCCACAACGGTTGTACTTGTGAACCCTGTGATCTTCACATATCCCTGCTCTTCGGGTGATCCTGTTGGCTCCCCGATTTTCCAGAATGTGCCGACCATGTCACTGTCAAAAGGAGTGTGCCCACCTGACGCCGTCAAGGTTCCTGTTGCATCTTTGGTCAATGTTGAGGCCGCTATAAGATCAGTCGACACGGTATTGTCTGGTAAATATGGATTGCCTTTAAAATCATAATCAGCTAACGACCATGAGGAAGCCGAGGCACGGGTCAATTTGGCAGGTTTGTGATCCTTATGGAACAAGCTGACCACGTCGTTATCTTGGATGATATGCACGTCAAACAGCTCTGAGGCTGTGTATGTGTGAGCTTCTTCGAGAGGTGCACCGACAACTCCATCAATTGTATAGAATCTGAACACACCGACAGCTATCTCGATGATGGTTGAATCTGTGGGGTTGAATATGTGACCGTACAATCTTGACTTTGTCGAATTTGATTTCGCATTGTTTACATGGAAACTACCTGGTCGAAACAAGAAGGGCCCATAAATCAGGGTCAAGAGATTCAAATACTCTTTGCCGCCTTTGTTCCAATGCTCAAGGTCACTGCGACCATCGATTAGATCGCTGTAAACACCTCCGTTGAAATTTGTGTAATTGGGAGAGACTCTAGGCATTATTGATGTTCCCGAATCTCTGCGCCCCCAAACCTAGAATTGATCCAGTAATTGTCATTGAGTTCTTTCGCTGTGCCAATTTGAGAGTTAATACTCTCAGCCTTGGGAAGCGAGACACCTTCATAATACTCCATCATTTCACGTGTCTTTGAATTACTGTTCAAAAGAGGGTAAGCCATGTCAGCGGCCAACAAGTCAGCGAAAGCGTTGACAAAGTACCCAGGGTAAGTCGCTGTGTTTTCGTTAAGGAAAGTAAATATAATCCCCAGACCCACCGTGTCAGAGACGATTGTGTCTCCTTCTTCGTAATAATCAGCACTTATGTCATTGACATCGAATATTCTAATCAGCTTCACGGGTCTTTGATAAACGACTACAAGGTCTTCATAGGTTCTACTGAATGGGACTGTCTCATCAAGCGTTGCAAGAAGCTCTCTTCTGGTCGCAAATGTCCATTGAATATCTGCGAGGATTGATTCAAGAGAAATATCGTAAATGTTTAAAGCTGTGACTGATTCGTCAGTATCGTCACTTTCAAGGTTTGTGATAGGACGTGAGCCCAATTTGACTAAGGCTCTGTTGATAATCTGTGTTTTTGTGAACGCCATCGAAAACCCCTATAAAATGTGGGAGAGTTGTTACACCCTCCCACGGATCACTTATCTAGTGAAATACACTGCTGTCTTGATAGTTCCGTTGATCGTTGCGCCTGCTGTCAACAACTGAATAACGTCGTCTCCATCATTTGTACCAATAACGTAACCCTTGCCTTCCACAGCGTCAGAGGCGAACTCGCCTGCTGAACTTGTGTCTGCGGCGGCGGCTGTGTAACGATCTGTGTCGTCACTGTCACCAATGTCAAGGGTTGTTGAACTATCGAGAGCGTCGTGCGCTACTTCGATTTTATGAACTTTGGCACCGGCAGGTAAATGCGCGATGTCAATTGTTGAAGCTACGACCAAGCCAGAAGCTTCGTAACTGTCTGTCCAGATTTCAACGTCTGCGTTTACCAAGCCTTGATCTATGGCATTGTCGCCAGAAGGCCCAGCGTCATACTTTGTGCTATTAACACCTTTTACTGCGGACATATTAGTCCCCTTTCAAAATGGGTTTGTTTACGATTCGTCAATACTTACTTCAACGACTCGATCTTCTTCCAAGCGAGTTGCACCAATGTTCAACTCATAATAAACCTGCCATGCGTAAGACAAATCTTCACGTTCGCCAGTTCTGACGAGTGGGCCAGTAGGAAGACCAATACAAAGACCATATTTGTGGTAGGCGTAACATGCGCGGATGTTACCTGTTTTAATCAAACGAGTAGACATAATCCACTGAAAGCCCATCCATGACTGACCGGCAAATGTACCGTTCTGAATAGCTTGAAGTGTTGTATAGTCTGAACTTGTGGCCTTCTCTTCGCCCATCAAATCCTCGATACCTTGAGGTGATGTCACGAAATAACGATCTTCTACTTCAACATCGTTGTCGTTTAAGATGCGTTGAGCCTGCTTAACTTTGTCAAAAGTCAAACCTACACTACCATGAGCAATCTTCTGCGTAGAAGGGAGCACGGTAGTAGTCGAACCTGTTTCACCAGTTCTTGCGTCGCCGCCAAGAGCCGCGATTGCAACATCGTCAATTTGACGACCAATGGCTTTACCTGCGGCCATTGTATAAGAACTCTTAGGATCACTGAGAATCTTAAGTTCATCAGATCTGTCTAAAAGTACGTTGTCGTGGAAATCTTCCATAATCGTCATACGACGAGAAAGATTCGGATCTGAAGCAGGGGTCTTGGGATTTCGACCTGCTTTTTTCTTCATTGACCATTCGCCAATTTGATCTTGAAAGAACTGTTTACCGCGAACATCAGTCTTTTGATATGCAGTTTCCCAGAGCTTTGAAGATTTTTGTTGGGCCAAATCCATTATATTCTCTGAATATTGCTGGCCGTAAATTACATGATTTGAGTCGTTAGTGACATCAGACATGACACTCTCCTTTACTTAAAATGAGTTTTCAATTTTAGGTTGTTCGGGTATCCACAAGGGGCCGGTATTTTACCATTCCGTTTGCAGGCTCCGATAAGGAGGTGTCTGCCTGATTTATGCTTTATAGAGGACGCTTTCGCGAGTATCTCTATCTTTTATTCATCGCCTGCATGAGTTCGTTTGCACGATCAATAGCGGGTTGTCTAATCCGAATATTATCACTTTTATATTCTTGACTAGCCTTTATTGTAGCAAGTTCTGACTTAGCTTCGTCAGGTGTTAGTGTAAAAGTTTGTTTTTCTTGGAATCCAGCGATTGAGCTTTCAGCGAATTGGTCGCCTAATTTGGCCAAAAACATCTGACCACGGGCATCTCCACCAATTGCCGCCGTCAACCAATCGCCATG